CCTATGGTGCCAATGTAGGCACAGTCAATGGCTTTATTAATCGCCTTGAAATGCAAACAGGTGTACTCGATGACGAGTTACGCCCTGCTATGGATCGCTTCCTTCGCGCCACATTATCAGTCACCAAGTCTCAGGAATTATTAGGCTTAGCACTTGACATTAGCGCAGGTACAGGCAGAAGCCTTACCCAAGTATCACAGAGCTTACAGAAGGCATACCTAGGACAGACTCAGGCACTAGGTCGCTTAGGTGTAGGACTTACAAAGGCTGAACTCACATCTTCTTCATTCGAGGAAATCCAAGCACGCTTGGCAACTCTTTTTGCAGGTCAGGCAGCAGCCGCAGCAGATACCTATGCAGGTTCACTTGCTAAATTAACTGTTGCTGGAAACAATGCAAAAGAAACTATCGGTGAAGGTCTAGTCGATGCAATTAAGACTGCATCTGGTTCAAGCACTATTGACCCACTAATCAATGGCATTGATCGTATTGCCAATGGAATTGCTGGACTTGCACGCGAGACAGGCAAGTTTATTGCCATTACTAAATCACTCTTTGATCCAAAGAATTTCTTCTTTAATAACTTTGACCCAGATGCCTTTAAGGGCATGGGTAATATCTCTATGTCTGTGTCTTCACAGGATACTCAAAAGGCAGATACAGCAGCACTTAAAGCTCAAAAGGCTATGACTGCATTGACTAAATCACAGGCTGCTAACCAAGCCAAGATACTTAAAGATAAAAGATTACAGGCAGCCATTGACAAGGCTAACCTTGCTCTTAACAAAGGCAGCGAAGTCTTTGACATGGACAAAATCCAGATTGCCGCAGCTCTTACTTCTCAGGCTGAACAATTAGGAAAGGCAACTTCTAGCGCACAGGTCTTACAGATTGCTAACGATATTGCACGCCTAAATGTCAAGAAGTCAATTCTTGCTCTAGAAGATGCAATAGCAGCTAAGGATGAAGCAGCCATTATCGCTGCAACTAATAAACTCAATGCAGACCTTAAAGTCCTTGGCGTATTAGGTATGCAGAATGTAAAGTTGCAAGACATCAAGTCTGTGCTTGACAGCCTACAACCTAAAGATCTTATTAACCTTAGCAACTTAACGGCTGCTATTGCTTTGCTACAACAGTTATTGAGTATGCAAGCCAAGGGTGCTACTCCAACGACAACGGCTTCTGCAACTCAATCAATTTTGGCTAACTTTAAGGGAACTGCTGCAAGTGCATTTGAGTCATTGACTCCAGCACAACAGGCAACTCTAGGCGGTTATGAGCCTTTCATTGGTGCATCAATTCCGTCAGCAGCGACAGACTTTGGCGCATCGGGCGTAGGCTTAGGCTCTAACGGCACAGGGCGGCAAGTGCCAGCAGGTGTGAACATTACTGTGAACACAGGCATCGGAGACCCTAACGCCATTGCAGAAGCCATTGACCAAGTCCTTACAGATGCAGCTACACGCGGCACATTGAGAGGCTATACAATCGCATGACATGGCTTCCAGAGTGGCGAGTAACAGTTGGTGATGATGTCTATACGACTGTCATTTCTGTTTCTTTTGCATCTGGTCGCTTAGACATTGACAGACAATGCACAGCAGGTTACTGCCGAGTAGAGATCATCAACGCTAACAATGCACCTTTTACCATCAATGTTACAGAGCCAATCACCCTAGAACTAAAGAATGGCTCTGGCACTTATGTGACTGTATTTGGTGGCGAGGTGTCAGACTTTAACATCGGTGTGCGTAGCCCAGAGGAAAGCGGATACATCACAACAGGCACGATCTTAGGCATTGGCTCACTTGCTAAACTGGTGAAGGCTGTCTATAACACAGCCCTTGTTGAGGAATTAGACGGCGAACAGATCGCAGACATTCTGAACGCAGCTCTTAATCTCAACTGGAATGAAGTCACACCTACTGTTACATGGGATACATATCCAGCAACTACCACATGGGATGAGGCTGAGTCTTACATAGGCACTATTGACACAGGCTTCTACACAATGATTGCTTTGGCTGCTAATGCTTCTGCTAAGTCTCAGACCCTTGCTGATCAGATTGCCAATAGCGCACTTGGTCAGATCCATGAGGAAAAGGACGGAAATGTCTCATATGACGATGCCGATCATAGATCTAACGACCTTGCAGCAAATGGCTACACTTTCCTTGACGGGGCATATGCAACACCTACCTCTATCACCTCAACAACTCAGACTGCTCGCATCCGTAACAGCCTTATCTATCGCTACGCAACAGGATACGGAAGCACCTACACTACCTCTAGCGCGGACTCCATAGCCTCTTACGGACTGTTTGAGCGTTCATTCGACTCTAACATCAAGAACCTTGCAGACATCACCGATATCGCCACTAGAGAGCTTAATCTGCGAAGCGTTCCCAAAGCATCACTTGGCGCAATTACCTTTCGCCTAGACAATCCAGACATGCCAGATGCTATGCGCAATGCGCTTATCGGAGTTTATTTCGGTCAGCCTATGCTTATCAGTAACTTGCCAAGCAACTTGCTCGGTGGCACTTTTGATGGCTTTGTGGAGAATGTGGCACTCAGGGCAACACCTAGTTTTACTGAAATCACCCTTTACATTTCAGCAACAGAATTCTCATTATCCACGACACAATGGGATACAGTCACGCCTAGCACAATAACATGGGCAACCACAAATGGTACACTTATATGGAATAACGCGACAGGAGCATTAAACTAAATGGCAACCTCACCGATTTATAGCTGGCCAGAGCCAGACAATACTGACCTTGTAAAAAATGGTGCGCTTGCCATCCGCACACTAGGCAACGCTATTGACACCACAATGGGAACAATGGTTGCAAAAACTGTTGTCGATGCTAAAGGTGACCTGATCGCAGGCACAGCTGCCGACACAGTAAATCGCCTAGCAGTAGGCAACAACGGCGAAACGCTCGTAGCAGATAGTGCCGCCACAACAGGCTTGCGATATAGCGCAACACCAAGTGCCAGCAATCCACTAATTAACGGTGGTTTTCAAGTATGGCAACGCGGTACATCCTTTACACCAACAGGAACGGTTGAAGCCTACTGTGCAGACCGTTGGCTTATGTATACCAATGCTGGTACTTCATATACCTACTCACGCCAGTTAACTAACGATACAACAAATCTGCCAAATATCCAGTATTGCGTAAGAATACAAAGAACTGCTGGTAATACTTCTGCTGGTTCTTCAACTATTCAGCAACCAATGGAAACTGTAAATACAATTCCTTTTGCTGGTAAAACTGTCACTTTCAGTTTTTATGCTAGAGCAGGCGCAAACTATTCAGCAACTTCTAATGTGTTAAATGTTTATTTTTACGGTGGTACTGGTACTGACCAAACGCCACAAACCTATACTGGGTCAACTGCGTTGCTCACTTCAACGGCTACGCTCACAACCACTTGGCAAAGATTTACTTATAGTTTTGCGGTTGGTTCTACAATTAAAGAAATGTCTCCATATATTTACAATGTACCAACAGGCACGGCAGGTGCTAATGATTACTACGAAATTACTGGTATGCAGGTTGACATTGGAAGCGTGGCATTACCTTTCCGTACCTACGCAGCAACAATCCAAGGAGAATTAGCCGCTTGCCAAAGGTACTACTGGAGAACATCTAACACAGGTTATGGTCATTATTCGTTAGGTTACGCAGAATTAGCAACGCAATTAAACATTAGTTTTAGTTTTCCTAGCACTATGCGAACAGTTCCGTCAGTAAGCAGTAGCGCAGCGGGAACATTAGCGGCATACAGGCAAGGCGGATTTATTGCAACAACATCTGTAATGACCTATAACCAAGGTAGCACCAACACTCTATTGGCTTATGCAACAACGGCAGCCGCTAGTTTGACGCAGTTTAGTCCTTATGTTTTGTTTAGTAATAACACATCCAGTTATGTCGAGTTTAGTGCGGAGTTATAAAATGCCAATTTATGAAGAAGTAAAAAACGAAGATGGAACAATTCTGTTTATTCGCAGAACAGATGAAGATGGCAAAATCTGGTCATTTCCAACAGACCCAGCCAATTCAGACTATCAACGCTATCTAAATCCTGAAGCGGAACAATCCACACCGAGTGTGATCGATGAAACCGCAACTAAGTAAGGCTGCTAAACAGCTTCGGGAACAGTTTGATGACACCTTCCCAGATAGAGATCGGCTTTCGGATGGGTGGATCGGTGATACCCGACACTCTGCTCGCAAGTCTGATCATAATCCAGATGAGCAAGGGTGGGTTCGTGCCATTGACATCGACCGCGACTTACACAAAGGCGGGAAGCCAGACCTTATGCCAGACATTGTCGATCAGGTTCGTCTCGCTTGCAAGTCTAAGTCAGAAAAGCGAATCAGTTACATCATATTTGATGGGCGTATCTGCTCCAGCATCCTTAACTGGAAGTGGCGCAAGTACACAGGATCTAACAAACACATCAAACACGCGCACTTCAGCTTTAAGAAAGAAGCTGACGATGCTGGGGCTTTTTTTCAAGTACCTATGTTAGGAGCAAAAGAATGAATGAACTAAAGACAGCAGCAGGATCTTGGGCTAGAGCCTTCTTAGTAGCAGCAATTTCAATGTATGCAGCAGGGGTCACAGACCCACAGGCACTCATTGCAGCTGGTATCGCATCGATCCTTCCACCTGTACTGCGCTACCTTTCACCTAATGATCCTTCTATGGGCATCAAGAAGTGACACAGTCAGACTTCTTCACGCTTTACCTTGCCACCATCGCAGCACTTGGCGGCTTGTCTGGCTATGTAATCACACACCTGTTGTCTGAAATTAAAAGACTCAACTCGCGTGTCGATGAGATCTATAACATCTTGCTTGACAGGTAACATAGTGCTATGGCTAGAAAAGCAACTAAAGCTCTAGAGGAACAAGGTTACTCAAAGCTTGATGCTTACTGCATTGGGCTTTATGAATACTTCTGCTCGCTTAAAAGAGCAGGCTTTCCAGAGGACATCGCCATGTTCATGATTACAGAGCCACAGGCTTACCCGCATTGGATCTTGCCCGATGGGATACCGCCAGAGAAGTTAGGCGATTACATAGATGAGGATGACGATTAAGCGAATCGTAGTTGTCTCAGATCTTCAAGTACCATATGAAGATAAGGTTGCCACTCGTAATCTTGCTAGTTTTATCAAGAAGTTTAAGCCTGACCAAGTAGTGACCATTGGCGATGAGATTGACCTACCCCAGATAAGCAAGTGGGAAGAAGGGCGCATGGGCTCTTATGCTCAAACGCTAGATGATGACCGCAATCAAGCTGTGGACTTGCTCTGGGAGTTAGGCGTAACAGATTGCATCCGTAGCAATCACACAGATCGCCTGTATAACATCATCATGGCTAAAGTGCCAGCATTCGGGGCATTGCCAGAGCTGCGCTTTGAGAAGTTTATGCGCTTCGATGAACTCGGTATTACCTTTCATAAGAACCCAATGCCTATTGCACCTAACTGGATTGCAGTACATGGAGACCACACACCCATGAAGCCACAAGGGGGCTTATCAGCCCTTGAAGCGGCTCGTAGGCATGGAAAGAATGTCATCTCAGGTCATACCCACAGAGCAGGGCGTTCAGCCTTCTCAGAGGCTTCTGGGGGTCGTATAGGGCGTGTCCTACATGGCGTAGAAGTAGGCAATCTTATGGACTTTAAGCAAGCTGCTTACACAAAGGGTGTCGCGAACTGGCAGCAGGCATTTGCCATCATGTATGTCCATGGCAATAAGGTGCAGGTCGATCTTATCAACATCGAGAAGGATGGGACATTTATTGTCTCTGGAAAGACCTACGGCAGACCTAGATAATCGTTATCAAGTCGTTACCAAAATAGCCTTGACTGAGCGTGTGGGTGTGGCACACTAAGTTATGTAAGCAACCAAGGGCGTTGTTACAGATAGGGCAAAAAAATGGAGTTTACAAAGATCAGAAGCGGAATGTACGAGAGTGCAGATTGCTGGATTACAGATGTTTGGTTCATGCACGAGGGTGATCCAAGCGTTATAGCAACACTAGGCAAGACAGGCTGGGCTTATGGATCTCATGGTCAGCTATGGGGTACAGCTAAAACCCTTAAAGAAGCCAAAGAAATCTGCGCTTCAAGTATGGCGGTGGCGTAATGGCAAATACAGACAAGCTACTTCTTATCTGCATCATTGGCATGATTATAGGTTTCATTATAGTCATCATAGATGTGCAGAAAACAGCGTATAAAAAGGGTGTGCGAGATGGATATCATCGAGGTCGCAGCATCAAGGGGCAGGAATGAGAGCCAATGAAATCCTACTCTCAGCGACCGACACGATCCGTGATCGTGGGCTGTCATATGGTCACCCTGCGGATAACTTGCAACACACCGCAATGCTGCTCTCAGCATACTTACAAACACCGATACACGACTATCAAGTGGCAGGGATCATGGTCTTGGTTAAACTTGCAAGGACTAATCAATCAGCACAACACATCGACAACTGGGTCGATCTCTGCTCTTATGGCGCACTCGCAGGGCAGCTAGCCACAGAGGAAAACGAACTGTATGTTTAATTTAGCCGATTACGAGCCAGTCGAGGTGAGACTTGAAAAATTTATTAAGGACTATCCAGCGTTTCGCATATCAACTGAGTTGGAAGTTGTCGAGGCTACTCGATACATTGTTAAGGCGTATCTATTTAAGAATGCTGAAGATGGCGTTGCATGGGCAACAGGGTACGCTGAGGAAACAGTTACTAGCCGAGGGGTTAATCAAACTTCAGCATTGGAGAATTGCGAGACTTCGGCGATCGGCAGAGCACTTGCAAATGCAGGTTATGCGCCTAAAGGAAAGAGACCAAGCCGAGAGGAAATGAACAAGGTAGTAGCTGCTAAGCCAGTTAAGCCACCTGTTCAAGAAGTTAAGGCAGATGATCAGGACTATTGGACTACACCTGTTGGAGAATATAAAGGTGTAGTTGATGCGCCTGTCACGCTTGACAAAGCAATGCAGACTGTGACTGCCATCATGGGTACACCTGAAGCAGTAGAAGCTCCATCATGCGAGCATGGACACATGCAATGGCGTGAAGGTGAGAAGAATGGCAAGGCTTGGGGTGGCTACTTCTGCAACACAGCAATCTCATCGGCACATCGTTGCCCTACTAAATGGTACAACCTTGGATCGGACGGCAAGTTCGCACCACAGAAAGCGAGAGTGTAATGGGAAACATTGGAATCAAGATCAATGGCGAGTGGGTTGATCTCATGTCAGCATTCGTACCATGTCAGCTGTGCAATGAGCCAGTTGCAATCAGAGACCTAGAGGACATATCCTCTGACTCAGTCAATGGCGTTGTCACATGGCAATGTGCTAAGTGTAAAGCAGTCAATGGCTAGTCAAGCAAGGAAGCACAGAGGTTTCCGCACAGAGCGTGTTGTCGCACAGTACCTATCGACTGTATGGCAGGGCGCATGTGTGGGAAGGGGTAATGGTAAGGATATTGTTAATGTTCCCTTCGATGTTGAAGTCAAAGCCCGCGCTGGATTTCAACCATTGGCGTACATAAAGCAATTAAAAGCTCGGACAGCCATTTCGGGGGAATTAGGCTTCGGAGTTATTAGACTCAACGGACAAGGTGAAGATGCGCGAGAGTATGCCGCCATCATCCGTCTAGAGGATCTCTTACCATTACTTCAACTTAAATATGGTCATCTTACTAGCGAACCCACAGAAGCAGACATTGACCGCTGCACAGGCTGTGGGTCTTACAGGATACAGAGGTGCTTAACATGCCAGCCTATGACTACAAATGCACACGATGCAATCTCAGTCAAGAAATTACTCACGGATGGCACGATAGACCAGTAATTCCATGCACATACTGTAATGAACCAATGGCTAAGGTGATCACACCAATAGCTGCACACTTCAAGGGCAAAGGATGGGGCAAAGATGCTTGAAAAAATTAAGAATGACGAGTGCTACACGCCACAATGGGTGTTTGATGCAATGGGAGTTCGATTTGATTTAGATGTAGCATCATCCAATAGTGAAATGATAGTTGTGCCTGCTGACAGGAAGTACACAGTCGAGGACGATGGATTAGCTCTTCCTTGGGAAGGTCGTGTCTGGATGAATCCACCATTCTCCAAGATTACGCCATGGATTAACAAATGGCTTGAACATGGCAATGGCATCTGTCTCGTACCTCTTAGCTCAAATGGACGATGGGTTAATCAGTTGTGGGAATCAAGTGCACACGCTGCTTATTTACCTGCAAACATGGCTTTCATGACTAGATCAGGTGACTTAATCAAACATAGATGGCGTTGCTCTATGTGGGCTATTGGTGATGAAAATGTTGAAGCTCTTAAAGGTATTGGTCGCACTCGCTACTAATAGTTATCCACAGAAGTTATCCACAGGGGGTAAATAAGTGAAGACACGCCCAAGATTTACGCTGTTGCTTGACACTATCAGTACCATGACTAGGCAGAGCCCTTCAGGGGCTCACCGCTGGCGCATTAAGCGCACAGCCAGCGGGGTGCTAGCATGTATTGGGATAGCTCTATGCATAATGCCTGATGCAGGTGGATCTAAACCAAAGCAATATGTAACTTACAAAGAATATGCTTTACATCTATTACATTATGACTATGAGCAATACAAATGTTTAGCAATACTCTATGGTAAAGAAAGTGCTTGGAATCCTAAAGCTGTTAATGGATCACACTATGGAATACCACAGGGTAAGAGTGAGTGGCTAAAAGATCAAGATGGTTATACTCAGGTACGATGGGGACTGTCATACATTGAGCATAGGTACTCTAATCCATGCAATGCTTACGAACATTGGAAGTTAATGAATTGGCATTAGATAAGTTAAACAGCAGACGCTACCGCGAACAGCGTGAGCGTGTGTTTAAGCGTGATGGTCGTGTGTGTCAGTTATGTGGCACAGATGAAGGTGAGATGCACATCGATCATGTGATACCACGCAAGGTAGGTGGAGACCATAGCCTTGATAATCTAAGAGTGTTGTGCAAGTCATGTAACCTGCGCAAGGGTGCGCTTAATGATGGTGTTTTTTTAGCACGGACGGCTACC